CATCGTCGAAGTCCTGCACTTCCTCGACGCTGTACGTCCCGACCACGCACCCCGGAAACACTGTCCTGATACCTTCCGAGATCACTCTGGCACGGAGCATGGCGCGAGGATAATTGCGCCAGTTATCCTTTCCTGCCAGTCCTGCCTTGCGGGCCATTTCCATCGTCCACTCGACGGTGATGCTGCCGCCTGCAGGATGAGAGAAGGTGGCAGACACGCAGTCCTCGGTGTACGTCTCGTAGGCGACCTTCCCGCCTGCCTGCTGGAACCTGGCCAGCATGGCGTCAGTTTTGAGAGCGGGACGGTTCTGGATAACGTGATAGTCCCTGGCTGCAATAGCGGGGTGAAGTCCTTCCGCTTGTGCAATAAGCATGAGCGCCACGCCCTGCTCAGGAGTCTTGATTCCGAACAGGCCGGATTTTGCAACGGCAGATGCCATGCGTTCGATGTCTGTGATTGGGACAAGTGCGTTTGACACGGAAACCTCCTTACTTGAGTAAGAACCGGCGTGAGCCGGGTTGTTCCACAACAAACTTGTTGTAGATATCGGGCATGGCGGTCTGTAGCAGCTTGGCATCGAACCGCTTGCTGGCCTTCGCGGACTTCCACGTTGCGAGGATCTCGCCTGCAAATGTGCTGAGAGTGTCGTTGTCCCTCATCCAGGCACAGATCTGGGCTTGCAGTGCCTCCTCTGCTTCTTCAAGTTTCTTAATGTCCTGCTTGATGGACCTCAGGCTTGCTGCAGCCCTTTCAACCTCAGCAGTGGCTGTGATGACTGCTGGAGCAGAGACCGCGTAGGCCAGCTTGCATTCCTCTAGGGTTGTCGGGTCAGGAGTCGTGCCTGCCTTAACGTGCCCCCAAAAGGTTGCGATCCGCTCCAGATGCTCCTGCTTTTCCTGCTCGCTGATCTCCAGAGGGATCATCAGATGCTCTTGCCCACCGATCAAGACGCTCATCCAAACGGTGTCGGTCTCGAACACCAGTGCCTCGTGAACGCATTGCGCTCGGTAATAGCTGGGGACGATCCTCTTGTCCTCGTCGAAGAACTTGCGTTGCTGAATGCCCAGGTTCTTACATTCGACCAGAGCGCTGCTAGTACGCCCATCAGTGTGGGAGCGGACCCACGGTTCTGTCCTGTGGGTTGCCGGAAGATCGAAAGGCTCGACCTCCTCGCCCAGCTTCTTGCTGGCAAGCTGCAACAAGATGGGCTGCATAACGTGGCCCATCTGGACCGCCTCGATCTGACTGAGATCGTCCATCTCCTTCTTGCCCTGCTTTTCCAGCACGACAGACAGGCCATTACCGCGAACGATTCGGGCAGCGTCTGTCGCCCATATCGCGCTGTTGCGGATCTCTGGTGAGAAGTCACTCATGATGGAATCTCCAAAGTGACAGGATCCAGAGTCACGATGGGTTCAGTCCCCGGGGGCAAATGCAGGTCAACGCTGATTACCCTACCGTTCTCAAATCCTTCGATTCTCAAAACTCGGAAATTCTGACCATTTCCGACGTAATCTCGAACTCCAATGTGGACCCTGGTGCACTGCGCGTTGACGTTCGTCATGCCGCCTCCCAATCTTCGACAGATCCAATAGTGATGCGCTCCTCGTGTTTCCACGCGTGGGTTCCGCACAACTGGGGAAGATGACGACAGACTTCAGCGGGAACATGGCCGCGCATTCCTGACACTACGTCAGTGATGGGGCTGTAATCGGGGTGGTGGCAGTTGTCCGACTTCAGATCGAAGTGGACGCAGGTCTTGCAGAACTTCATCAGGAACTCCTGGTTGGTTGCACTGCGTATTGCAGTGATGAGATTAGATCACGACAAGATGATCTTATCTAGTGGGAATGAATTGAATTTGCGATGTTGTTTCAATTCCTGTTCCGCCAGAGCTTGACCATCAGCAGGCGGGTCTCTTCAGCGTAGGGTCTGCCCTTCAGGTCTGCCAGGTGGTGCAGGGCTGGGACGATATCAGCCGCACTAGGTAGGCTGAGGATGCTGTGGGCGTCTTTCTCTATCAGGGCTGGCCTACAGGTGATGCAGACGGTTCTGCCGTTATGGAGCATGACGAGCTGGGAATCATCTTCCATCTTCTGGCAGCCTAAGCATTCCCATTCGACGGTCATCCCCACTGCCCTGCCATAGCGTCGGCGATGCCCTGATAGGTGCGCGATCGTTCTTTCCATCTATCTGGGCTTGGGGGCATCTTGTGTATGCGTGCCTCACGTTCTGCTGGAGCTTCTGGAGTGAACAGATCACCGCCTGGTATTGTTGTCGGGATCAGTTTAGGCAGTCCCTTCAACCACAAGCAGGTGCCTTTTACCTCGCCGTGCCCGAACATCCAAGGTTGGATCACCTGCGTCGGGGGCCGAATGTGACTGCTAATGATCGAAATGGGATTCTCAAGGGCTATGCGCGGGATCGGGGCATCCAGAAGCAGGCGAACGAAGTCTAGTGCTTCTGCTTGTTCTGCTTGTTTTTCTTTGAACCACCGAGCGCCAGACACGGCCAGATGCGTGCATGGCGGGTGACAGATCATCAGATCCCATCTATCCCCAAGAATGTCCCTCACGTCCCCCTTGTAGTGGGGGCCGGGCTTTTCTGTATCCAGCAGGTCGCAGGACATAGCGTCATGCCCGCGTGCCCTGAAGGCATCGCGTACTGTGCCACTGTATTCACAAGCGACAAGTACTCTCATGTCAGTCGCCTGTGTGGTGGAATCCCAGATCGGGGTCAAAATCCACGATCAGGTCTGCAAGGGGAATCTGCTTCACTGTTGACACTTGTCTCTGGTGCAGTCGGGGCAGGACGCCTGTCCACCAGGAATAGTCCCCATCTGGTCGCCATGCGGGTATCGCCACACCTGCCTGCATGAGTCTATGTATCTCAGACTGTGTGTTATTCCCGCGTCTATGGGACATATCTATAGTTGATCTAGAGTCTATCGTCTATGTGAAACTTGCTTCTAAAGTGGAACCTGTTTGGTGAGTGGATCCCAGCCATAGGGGAGAGAATCCCCGAATGAACTGGGTTCCTTCAGATACGCACCTGCCCGGAGCCGCATCACCCGACAGCCGTTCGCGTACGGGGTGCTATCTTCGCCGCCCCTGCCCGTGTCTCAACGCTTCGTCCCAACAGTACGGGCTGTCCCCTGATCCCTGCCGGTTACCCCAACAGATCAGGCGGTCGCGTAGACAACAAAAAAGGCCTTTAGTCTACCCCCGGTCGAAACCTGCTCATTGGCAGGCGGGGGCAGGCTAAAGACCTCAGTCGTTTCGACGCGACAGGCCCGATGGTAGGTCAGGCCTGCCGGGGTTGTCAACACCTACGCGAGAAAGTAGCAGGCAAGCATCAGACAGGCCAAGATGACCATGCAGAGCCTACCGATGAGCCGATCCATCCGGTCAGCATGGGACTCGCGCTGACTGTGGATCAGGACTCCCTGCAGCCTGTACATATCACCCTCGATACGGGGGCGTTTGCGCGGATCGTAGGCTGATCCGATTTTCACTTTCGGTGTGTTCATTGTCTGCTCCTGGGTGAATGCCCCTTTCGGGGCTGATTGTCAATGTGTAATGATGACTGCAACGGGTGAATCTTGCGTATTCAGCCGAACGGTATACCTGCCGAACGAATGACGGGTTACCGTATACCGTTTTTTGTTCCCATTCTGTACACTTCTGTACGAACGCAAAGCATTAGCCAACCATGCGCGACTGGCTGATGTTGCGAATTGCGGTTCATCTGCAAAGTAAAACAATCCAGCTGTTTTCATGTTTAATCCTTCAGAAAGGGGCTGCGGGTACGTCAGACGGTACTTTGTCCCGACGGCGTGTCACAGGGGGCTTGTGGGGCTTCCTGAGCCGTCCGAAGGGCCATCTGGGGTCAGTCTTAAACGGCCATGATGGGATAGGTTCAAGCATTGCACAATTCATCCCATGTGGGCATCCGCTCAACCAGGGTATATCCCTGGGATCGGATCCATTTTCTCGCCATCCAATGGGTCTGAAATGGAAGGGTACTCCAGCCCCCATCCCGACCGTCTGGAGTCGAACACACTCGAATTGAAAGGTCGTTATTAATGAATGCAAATTT